CTCAGGAGGTCATCGATCATCGAGTCGATCATGTCACTGAACGACATTTCCCCTGTCCGGGCAAATTTTACTATTGCATCGGCGCTATCCCGTCCCCATCCTTCGATTGCGTCTTTGAGTTCTTTAATATTCTTGTTTTCCTTCTCGGCGCTCTTATCAAGTATCTTCGCCTTCTCTGCGGCATACCATTCATCCAGCTTTGCTTTGTCGTCTATATAAGCCGCATATTCATCATACGATGATTGTAGTTGCTGCAATTCATATTCTGTCGTAGATAGCGTTGCTCGTTTATGAGCCTCGGAGAATTCGGCCTGTTTTTTTTCTTTCTCCTTTTCGTATTCTTCATGCATCTTCATCTGGAGCTTGAGCGCTTCCTCTTCCTCTTCAGCCTCAGTTTTTTTGGCTTTGATGGCCGCCTTACCGGCCTCGATTTCTCTTACCAGGTCTTCAATCCGCTTCTTGTGCGCCTTGGATAGATCGGCATACTTACCATTTTCAAGTTCCCAAAGAACTTTTTCAACTTCTGATTTGTCTCCCAGCAATGCCAGTTCGCGCTCAAGGTCTTTGATGGCTGCCTGCCCGCGCTCGATAGTGGCATCGCGCTTTGACACCCCGCCGCCTAAGTCGCTGGAAGGAACGGCCTTCAGTCTGGGGACATTGGGAGCTGTCGGAACATTGGGAGTTCTTGGCTTGCCGGCGCCTTTCGCCTGCGATTCATTGTAATCATCGACTTGCTTTTGTAGCTTGGAAACTTCTTCCCTTGCGCTTTTGATACCACGGATTTTGTCGAGGAAGTCTGTTGATATTCCGACTTTGCCCAGCAATTTATCGGCGAACGCAACCGCTTTATACCCATCCTCCAGTTCCTTTAGTTTAGCCTTTGCGCTGTCGAGATTCTTTTCTAGTCTGGTTATGTCATCCCCGGCTACGCCGTAAACCTGCGATGCCAATTCCTCGCCGAGCCATTTCGTAAACTCCACGGTCTTTGATATAGCCGTCAACACCTTCTCGAATGCGGTAACCATCGCATTGGCCAGGGTTTGAGCGTTTTTAATCGTCTCAGGATTTTGTAGGAGTTGTATCAATTCCTCAATGGCCTGCGTCGTTCCTTTCACGCCTCCGCCGCCTGAATCGCCTTCTAAAAGATCGTCAAAGGCATTTTTTAGTGCGGTAAGCGCCCCGCCAAGTGTGTTCCGTGCCGCCTCCGCGCTTCCGCCGAACTGGGTTTCAAGCTCGGCAAGGATCACCTTTTGGGCCCCGGCAATATCATTGACCGCCATCAACTCCTTGACAGTCGCCTTCTGTGCTTCGGAAAATTGAATACCAGTCCGGGAAAGCGCGGTCATGCCGAGGACGGGGTCGTTTAGAGCCTTGCCGACTTGCAGTGCCGCTGTTTTCAGGTCTGTTTTAAGCGCTGTCGCAACGTTTAACACTGCCATCTGAGCGCGGGTGAACTCATCGCCGCCTATCCGTGTAAATGTCAGGAGAAGAGATTGCATCGAGATGATGGCTTCATCGCCGTAAGTGGTGATCTTCTGGAGTTCCGCCGCATACCCAGTCAGGTTTTGGGCAAGTTCAGGCGTATAGCGGCCCGTGGATTTCAGTGTCGCCTCAAGCTGAGCAACGGCCTGTTGCGCCTCTGACGCCGCGATTATAACGGCTCTAAACGCAGCTCCGATTGCTAATGCCGAGACAAGAGTCTTGAGCTGGCCGGCAACGCCGCTGAATGACCGGCCAACTTTATCCATCGCCCGTTGCATGCCGGTTGCGTTTTCCTCCACGGCTTTTTTTGCCTTGCCCATGTCGGAGCGAAAACCCGCCCATCCGGCGCTTAACTCAGCCCTCACTGACCCAATGGGTGTCGCCATAATATCCCTCTATGTCTTGAGCTCTTTCTTTGGTTTTCTCATTCCGAGCGCCTTTTTCAAGTCAGCTTCCATATTCGGATTACCCGCCTTTGGTTTGCTGATCATCTCGTTTAGCTTCGGCATCTTCTTTGCCCTCGTCAATGCGGCTATCATCCACGCTTGAGTATTCCTGCCGTCGGTTAACGCGGCAATGGCTTTGCGGGTCAAGTATGGAGTGAGCTCCCAGAATTCAACGGGGCTTATCCCCGCTTGAACAGCCGCGCAATACGCCTGCACAACCCAGCCGCCGGGAGGAGGCTTTTTTTTTCTGTCTCTTTTGGGATGGCCTCATTCCCGAAGTACGCCTGTTTCACCGCCGCATCTACTGCTCGGATGAATGGAACCATCGGAGGGGATGCTTCTATGATCCTCTCCGATGTCCATTCCGGTTTATCGATTCCGATAGCTGCTACACGCGCGAGAATGTCATATTTGAAGAGGTTCGGCGAATCCCCGAATTCCTCTTCAACTTGCGCAAGCTGACGCCAGGTAAACTTAATGCCTACCTTTTCGCCTTCGATCTCTACTATCACGATGCCACCGTTCCCCTGATCGTTATCGCTCCGGTTGCGTCGGCGTCAACTTCCCCGGAGATAGAGTAGTCGAGGACATACCCGTTTTGCAGTGTGATTGCCGTGTTATCGGAGAAGGTGATCCTGAAAGCAAGATTTTCGGAACCATTCGTGTATGCCGTTTTGACTGCATTCAATCCTGTGTCCGCATTATCCCAGAGCAAATTGAATGTCATAGTGCCGCCGTCACGGATACCCCGCTTCCAGACTCTCTCGGTATCCTTAAGCGTAGTCCTGTCACGCTCCGAGGCTGTAGGGTTCATCGAGAAGTTGGTAATGGTTCCGACCTTTACCCATGTTGTTGGGGTTGCCGTCGCCGCCGTCCCCATTGCTGTGTAGCCCGTCGAGTCGTGATCAACGGCAAACGTATTGGCCGTGGCATACTTCACCACCCATGATTTGTTAAGAGCGGCAGCACCGGTGCCAGCCACTCCCGCGATTGTAACAATATCACCATTCTTGAGCCCATGAGCAGTCGCACTAGTAAAGATTGTGGGATTTCCCGCCGCCGGTGTTAGTCCCGTTACCGCCGCGCCGGTCGATCCTGTCCCGATTTCTAACTTGGTTCCTGTTGCATCAAGTATTGCCATTTTACATTCCTCCTTAGTTATTCGGTGTATCTCACCGAGTAATCTTGTATTATGCGATGAGCGTTCACCGCCTCTTCATATCCGTCAATCTCCGCTTGTGACAGGCAGGAGAACGTAACGCCGTCTTTCGTGTATTCCTTCCCATCAAGCGCTGCCCTGATAAGATTTGCCAGACCCTTTGCTGCCGAATACGTCTCACCCCATGCTTCAATCTGAAAACGCGGACGAACTGCACCGCTGGGGCCGCTTAAATGATGCACCCGGCTGCCTGTCACCCTCTGTATGACGATGAGCGGATAGGTAGGCGATTGCGGAATATAATTGTAATAACAGCGTGTTGTGACAGCCTTAACTCCGTTGTCTGCAATTATAATCGCTCTCAATGCAGATTCGATAATCATCGCATCAATCCCGCCCTCTGCTGTTTTGTCAAACTCCCTTTGGCCGCCTTGTCAGCCAGTCTTTTCGCCGCCTTTTCAATTTCCTTTTTCATCTCATCCGTAAATATCTTCATGACGCCATCTTTCGTTGATTCCCATGCCTGCCTTAGGTAAGACCTTGCCTGAACTCGCCCTGTACTTTGCACTACCCGCACCACGTCTCCTATCGGGACTGCCTTCGCCTCCTTATGCTGCCGTTCATCAGTTCCCCATTCCAACAAATGGGCGTGTGGTGCCGACGAGCCGACATACATGACAATTTCATCTTTTCCTACTCGGCGTCCGTCCTTCTTCTGGCTGCGCTTCAATGCAGACGTAATCTCAACACTGTCTCTTAGGTGCTCCGACATCGCATACCGTTTCGGCTTCGGGGCCCAGGGCAACGCTGATCTATACTGTTCGGCGGTAGGCATGAGCGAACGCTTTGCCGCGTTCCTCACGGCGGACTTTCGCATAGCAATGGTAGGCAGCTCGTCTAAAGCCGCCATTAACTCTTTCACGCCGAACAACTGGAATTTGAAAGCGTCTTTTGTGGTGCTCATTTATTCACCGTCCTCGAACCGAGAAACCTAATCATTTTTTTCCCGAAATCCCCATCATCTGGTCTAATCGCCATTATTCACCTCTGGATGCCACCAAAAGTTCAAGTCCCTCTTTACGGCCCAACTCCAGCACCGCCTGCACGTCGTATTCCCGTGAATCGCTGTCAATCAACATGTTCATCGGCCCGACATCCGAACGCCATCGAATCCGATACTTGCCGGACATGGAGGCAACAACCTGTTGTGCGTTCCATCGTTCATCGCCCCGCAGTTCCAGCCGTTCCGCCCATTCCTGATAACTACGAGTTACCGGTTTGACCTTGTTTGAGACGTTGCAGGCCGTCGCCAGCGTCGCCGTCCATACGTCGCCGATCTTACACCCGGCGTAGAAGTGATCTTTCTCAGTGGCGGTAATCTGATAAAGTTTTCCAATAGTCAGGGTGCCCGTGGCGATTTCGTCACCAGTCATGCACAAGGGAATCCAGGCCACGATTTCTTCCCCGAAGTCATCGGTAGTGGTCGATGCCTTATAGAGCTTAATGATACGATCTAGCCTGCCGGAACGCATTATTCAAACCTCGACCAGATTCTATAGCTGCGAAGTAAACTGTCAACGGCATCGTCTATCCTACTGACGGTCAAG